GACATTTTCTTTTTTGTTTCTTCCGAATGACATTTGCCGTAAAAGTGATGTCTTTCACCACGGCAAGATTCTGACATTTTATTTCTAGTTTCTTCTGACCTATGTTTTCCATACCAATAATTTTTTTCTCCACGATTATTTCCTTCACATGACTTTTTAATTTTCTCTCTGGTTTTTTCTGATACAATTCTTCCAATATTAGATTCGGATATTTTCTTTTTTGTTTCTTCTGAAACTATTCTTCCTCGTTGTGCTAATGACATTTTTCTTTTTGTTTCATCGGTATGATGATATCCTAAAGTAGAATGTTCTACATTTTCTGCTATATTATAATAATTATTAGGACACAATTTTATTCTGTCTAAATATTGTTGTTCTACTATACGAACTTTTCCTGTTGGTAATTCTTCTACTATTAAAAATTCAAATTTATCTTCTCCATATTTATTCCAAGCATTTTGTAAATGTGGGTTGGTGTGTTTATTTTTATGTAATTGATGTTTATGTTGCCGCCACCTACGTTTAATACAAACGGCACTTCCAATATAGACCTTACCATTGACTATATTTGTTATAGAATATATTCCTGATATTTTCATTTTTCCAAGTTTTTAAGTTTCCACATTAAATAACATCTTTTCAACTCTGTATAACAATCGTCAGGAACCATGACGGAAAAGTATTTCCAACCATCTTTGAGTTTCGCTTTACGATATTTTTTTTGATATTTGATTTTATCCATGTCAATAAATATAGATGACTTCACTAAAACACACGGATTTTTTCGATTTATCTGACGAAAATTGTGAGGCTTGACTTTTAATATTCATCTGTTAATCTATTGTCAGTTAAATAACACATCAAAGAACGCTAAAATCTATGATAATGACAAATGACAATCCCGAAGTGAGTCACAGTTCTAAACCTGTTAGACGTATTGATATGTCATTGATGGACCCGGCGTCAATACAATTTATGCTTGAGCAAAGTCGAGATGGATTTTACTCAAACAAGGAAGCCAGTGTAATTCGTGAATATAGTTGCAACGCAATGGATTCCCATATCTTTTCAGGAATTCCTACAACTCCAATTGAAGTGACACTTCCGACGTGTATGGAACCGGAACTAAAAATTAGGGATTTTGGAAATGGTCTTTCAATTGACCAACTTGAAGATATCTATTTCAAGTATTGGAAATCCACAAAACGCAATACGAATGAATTGACGGGAGCCCTGGGAATAGGCTGTAAATCAGGCTTTTCCGTGTCAGATTCTTTCACAGTAGTTTCTATATGTGACGGAATGAAATGTATTGTAAATGGTCAAAAAAATGGCTTCGCTGATGTGGTATATCATCAACCAACAGACGAAATTCAAGGAATCGAAGTCATCATTCCTGTTCAACAAAAAGACATCCAAAAGTTTGTCTCCGAAGCCCTTAATTTCTTTCAATATTGGGACGTGAAACCTGTGTTGAAAAATGTTGATGAAGAAACCGTAAAAGCCGCTTTTTCAATAATGGAAACTAAACCGTTTCTTTGTGGCAACGGTTGGGCGGTGAGGCCGGCAGGATATGGTCAAGGTAAAACCGTTGCAGTGATGGCAAAAGTCGCCTACGCAATTGACTGGGAACAAGTTAAAAGTAGCATCGCTCCTGAATTGTTTAACAAAATTAGCGGTATCTTTACATTCCTTCAAGAAAACCTTACGACATTGACTTTTGCCAATGGTTCGTTGGCCTTTACGCCCAATCGTGAATCGCTTCAATACAATGACATTACGGTGAATGAATTGAGCAAGAAACTCACGGCCATCTATGATTCTTTGCTGAATTTGATTACGTCCAAAGTCTCTGACGCCGCCAACCTTTGGGAAGCGAAGATTCGTTACAACATGATTTTCCGCAAGGAACTTGATGGTTTCGACAAGGCGTTTGTCTATGGTGGAAATCTCCAAACTATTGAACGGTTGTTGAACAATCGTATTCAGTGGAATGGTATCACTATTACCAACGGAATGTTTGAAGGATTGGGCGACTGGTGTGCCAATGAAGGCAAGGTTGGTAGTTACAAGGATGATTCTTTCACGCCTGTTCTTACAACTTATGTCAAGAATGACAACAAGACCGGCGTTGTCGCCGTGAAGACTACGAGCCGTCGCCGTCGTCGTTATGGTTATGGTTATGGTTCGTCCGCTGAAAGCAAAATCATTTGCTCGCCGAAGTCTGTCGTTCTGATTCAAGACACTGACAAACCTTTCTTGGCGAAGGGATTGGCCGCTTGGATGTTCTACAAATCTGGCATGGATGTTTCCCAAGTCTATGTTCTCGACTTACACAACGCCGAAGTCAAGGACGAATTCTATACTGAATTCAATTTTGAGACTGTGCCTGTCAAGTCTGTTGGTGACAACGAAGGCCTTATCAAATCTTATCTGAAATCGGTTCGTGCTCCTCGTTCTACGGCCGGTAATTCTCTCCGCGGCGTGTCTCGCCCGTTGAATTGCCCTTATGTTGTCATCGAAAACAGAAAAACTTCCGGCGGTTATTTACCGTCATACGTTTCTTGGAGTTATGAGGATGCGAATGCTCGTGGATTGGACAATGGAAATACACGGTATTATGTTGTTTATTCCAAGAAATCATTCACGTTCAACAGCAAAGAGATTGAACACGAATATAGCAGTTCTTTCTGGCAATCTGTTTATGATTTAGCACTTACCGCGAGTGTCAACTTGGATAGGGTGTATGGAATTCATCAAAAAACGGCAGAATCTAATTGGTTCAAAGAATCAATCAAAGAAGGTGACTGGGTTAATTTGTTCGATTTTGTTACTGAAAATACTGATTATCTTCCGAAAGACATTATCAAGAAAATGTCGGCATATTTTGAAGCCGAAGAAAATCGTATTGGACTTATTCCGGCGCAAGAAATGTTGCCAATGTTGGTTGATACTGATGGAGTTGCCGCAAAATATTTTGGTGAAATTTCCGAATTTTCCAAACATATTGATACGATGAATATTCCAAAGAATCTTCGTATTGCCGGATTTGAACACGAAGAATCTGATGTTGAATTGTTTCGTAAAATCAATGAGACAATGAGAAAGAAATATCCTTTGATGTTCAAGACCAACCAACGAAATGCTTTGTATAATTGTAATCCGAATAGTTCTGATAAATTGGATTTTCCAACCATTCGGGAATTGACAGAGTATATCAATTTGATAGATTTACATTCGTAAAGTATTTTGAAATATCCTTTCGTTAGGAGTTTTTATACACTATTTATGTGTATGGAAACACTATTATGCCAAAACGAGACGACACAAAAACAATCGAAGATTTCCGAGAATCTAACAGGCAACGTCAAAAACGATTCTACGATAGACACACAAAGGCCGAATGTAAACGAAAACATGATGCCTACCATAAAAAGTGGAAAAATTTATCTGATAACAAATCTGATAAATAATAAAAAGTATGTTGGAATTACCATCAGGTCATTAAAAGACCGTTGGCAAGAACACTTACGATACAGTCGAAACATTTTACAAAAGGCAATTAAGAAATACGGAAAAGAAAATTTCAAAATTGAACTGGTCGAAGAACTTCACAATGTAACTGAAAAAGATTTATTACTAAAAGAAACGTTCTACATAAATAAATTTGACACTTTTGTTAATAACAGACGTGGTTACAACGCCGTTAAAAATAGTGAAGGGCGTTTGATTTTTAGTAAAGTAACAAAACAAAAAATGTCAATAAATCACGCCGATGTGTCCGGCTATAAAAATCCGATGTATAAAAGACGACACACAAATAAAAGTAGAAGATTAATATCTCAATCAAAAATCGGAACACATCTGTCAAAAAAACATAAAATCATATTGTCTTTAGCATTAAAAGGAGAAAAATCATATAGATTTGATAAAACCATACGAACATTCAAAAATATTAATACAAACGAAATTTTTGTAGGAGTTCAATATGATTTTAAACAAAAATACAATTTTAAAGGTTCAAGTCTGTGTGATATTATGAGTGGACGAAGAAAAAGTTATAAAGGGTGGATTTTGGTTGACGCTTGACTTCAAATTGTTCTGTGGTAAAATTCAATTATATGAACTTCTCAAAGAAGCTCAAGTGGCTGATATTTTGGTCGTATATGATTTTATCTTTGATTTGAGTCTATTCCGTAGATGACCCGTCAACTTTACAAATAATCATTTGTTTTCCGGCGTGTTTACTCTTACTCATTTCGCCAGGAATATCTTGGGTTGTGAGTATAATTTCAAATCCAAAACCAAATTGTTCGTGTAATAAAGATTGGTTGGATAATAATCTTACCGCAGTATCCATTATTTGTTCAGATTCCGATAAAAGAAACCACGCTTGACAATCAAAACAACTCTGTTACCATAATTTTATGAGCGTATCAATTCTTTCAAAAGGCAAAACCGTCAAGCCTGTTCGGTGTGTAACCGAAAAACTGATGGTTCAAGCCATCAAGGATTTGGATGCCGCCCTTGATGTTTTGGAAAACATTGACCCGAACGGCAAGGATTACAAACGTCTTTTGGTGAAACGCAACCGTTACAACAAATTCCCCATTTACAAAGGGGTCAAAATTTAAGACGCTTGACAACAATTCAAATCTTGGTAACATAAGAATATGAATATTACATTTCTCCGAAATAAGGATGGTAGTCCCCGTGGATTGGTTTATATCTCTCCGTCTGGAGTTGCGAAAACCGTCAGTAAGGATTCGCCCAATTGGTCAAAGATTGAGGCCGCTATTATTCGTGACAACGACGAAGACGCCTTGATGAACGCCATTTCAATGAAGCGTTCTGTTGAAAATTTCGGTAACACCGGCAAGATTCAGGTTCGCAACGGCGCCGTCTATTACGGTGGCGAGAAGTTGTTTGGCGAAGACGTGAACCGAATTCTTCAATATTTGCACAGTGGCTTTCCTACGGCCAGTATGATTAAATTCCTTGAAGCCAAGGTTCGTAATGTGTCGCCCGAATCCGTAGTTTCCCTTTACAGTTTCTTGGAAAACAAGGGGATGTCTATTACCGACCGGGGAACTATCTTGGGATATCGTGGAGTTGAATCCGATTATTATTCAAAGACTTCCGGCTCCGAACCGCTTATTTCCGGTAAACGTGATGAACGCGGAAAAATTCTCAACGCAATCGGCGAAACGATTTGGATGGATAGACGTTACGTTTGTTCCAATAACAACGAAGGATGTGCCGGCGGACTTCACATTGGTTCCAAGGAATACGCAACCAACTGGGCC